CACAGTCTGATTAACCCCTGAAACGTGCATCAATGGGTTCAGTTGACGAACTGACAAATATCCGAAATCTTCAGGATTATCCTTGACCAAATTAAAATAGTTGGTGGGCCAGTAAAAAGGAATCGTCATGGATCCCCCGGACGATGTGCTGGCGTCAATAAACAACTTTTGACGCTGGCTTGCTTCCACGTTATCTTCGTAGATCAGACCCCTATCTTTAGTTATGCTGTCATATTTCGGGAATGGCACCCAATTAATGAGTAGCATGCCATAGAGAAAGGGATTCGCCGATACCTCAAAATCGAGATCGAGTTCAAATAGAATATTCTCAAAATTTTGAAGTTTATTGCGAATTGGCGTGGAAGTCAAAATGTCCTTGAGTGGGGTATATTTGTTATACAAATTGGCACCAATGCCCCACTGCATGGCTGCCACTAACACAGGGCGCTCGAGATAAGTTTGCATCGAGTCCTGCGTGCCTTGGTAAATGTCGCGGCTTGCATCCAACGTAGCCCCCCGCGATGAGGACCACGCTAAAGCGCTAGGATTATCATGCATGATGTTAGCGCTGCTCATCATGCCATTGGTCGTATTAGAATTGTTCGCAAGTAATTTTCCGATTAATCCATGAAGTCTACTCAAACTATCAGGGTCGGTATCGAACATAAACGTCTGGACGCGTTGGTGCTCTGGTTCGGACTGAGACGCCACCGTAATCACTCCAGACGAGTTTCGGAATAAACACTTCTCGATTTTGCCTTTTCGTAATCGTGTAATTCCTGTGGTTCTTTGACGCTTGGCCCGAGGTTCATCGGGCCCAGCTTGTGTGGTTAAATTGGGATAAAATGTTGGGCAAGTTCGTGACTCTAACAAGTCACCTACCTGCTCCCACGTCTTGTAAGGTGGAACCCAATTCGATAGTCCGGCATCGACCATCGAACCACGTACGGCTTCGTTATAATAATTGAACTGTTCCTCGCCGTGTAAAAACAATTCAACTTCGTTTTGTTCGACTACAATAGTAATCAACTCTTCCGCAGAATAAGGACAATTATCACCAAAATTATGGATCATATAAGACTTCTGCAAAGATTTGATTGCTAACGGTGCCACCCACCGCTGCAGTCGTTCACATTTCCTAAAACCCCGAGACACGAAGGACGCCTCGAGTATATTTGTGAAATCGCTCTTAAAAACGGCATTCTTCTTGCCGTCAGTGTACCCAACTCGCACAGAAGCGAGCGCTGCTTGCACAACATGTTGATTGAACCACGTACATTCAGGGGAAACTCCTGCCAAATGATCATCACCTGCAGTCACCAAATTGACAAAATGGTCAAACCTTCTCTCAAACGTCACGCTCATCGGTATGCCCACTTGCACCATACTCCAATAAAAAGCATAGCGCATGAACAAGC